GCGCGAGCAGCTCCTCGCCCGTCAGTCGCATCTCCTCCCGCTTGATGTTCAGCTTCTCCAGCAGGCGGTCACGCTCGATCCGCGTCAGCTCGCCGGCCTTGAACGCATTTTCGATCTCCGCGGCCTTCTCCGCGTTGATCTCCTCCTGCGTCATGGCCTCGCGCTTCAGGTCCGCGATCTTCTCGGCGTGCTTCTTCGCCTCCCGCGCCGCCTCGTTCTCACGCACCGCGCCCGTGGCCGTCACCAGCCGGTAGATGAACTCCATGTTGCTGCGGGCCGTTTCGAGGTTCGCGAGGTCGAAAATCCTGACCTGCTGCTCGGTCATCTTGCCCGTCAGCACGTCGGTGTCCTGGCGGAGCTTCCTGATGTTCTCCTCGAACGACTCCGCGCCGCGCTGCTGCTCCTCCGCCTTGCGCTCGGCGGCCTGCCGGGCCTTCTCCTGCGCCTCGGCCTCCTCGTACTGGAGCTGGACGGTCCGCGCCACCTCCTCCGTCACGCCCGCCTGCACGAGCTTCCGCGCCACCAGCTCGGACTTCGACAGCCGGGCCAGCTCCAGCTCCTCCAGCGCCTTCTGGACGGACTCAGCGGCCTGCGCCTCGGGCGTGCGCTTGGCGGCTTCCTCGGCCGCCTCGACCTCCTCGAACAGCCGCGCCTGGGCCTCGGCGTACTTGGCCTCGTTCGCCGCGGCGATGGCGTTCTCCTCGTGCATCCGGCGAATCTTGTCCAGGCTGTTGATCTGCGCGTCGTAGTGCGCCACGATGTCGCGGGTGTCCGCGTCGGTGCCGGGAATCCAGTTGAACAGGTTGTCGGCCCGCTCCTTCTGCTTCTCCAGGTCCGCGATCTGCGCCTTCAGCTCGTCCGCCTTGGCCTGCTCCCGGTTGCGGATCGTCTCCTGCGCCTGTGCCGCCGGGTCGGTGAACGTCGGCTGCTCTTTCAGCAGCGCGGCGTAGCGCTTGCTGGACTCGATCACGCTGTCCAGCCCGGCCTGCGCCTTCGAGATCGCGCTGTAGGCCAGCAGGGCGGCCCCGCCAATCGCGGCCAGGGCAACCGTCGCCGGGTTCACGAGGGCCATGATGCCGGCGCCCAGCGACGACACCGTGCTGGTCATGGAGGTGAACGTCATGCTCAGGACGTTCGCGGCCCCGTGCGAGGCCAGCGCGCTCATCGCCACCGCCGCGACGTGCGCCGCCGACGCGAGCTTGCCCAGCACGAGCGCGACCGCCAGGATGCGCGGCGCGACGACGGCCAGCCCCAGGAGGGCCACGGTCGTCCCGGCCAGCGTGGCCGTGAGCTGGGAGTGCGTCTTGATCCACTCGCCGAGCGGCCCGGTCAGCGCCCGCACGCCCGCAAGCAGACTCTTGGCGGCCGGCATCAGCGCCTGGCCCAGCGCGGTCGCGACCTCGATGATGTCGCCGCGCAGGCCCTTGAGCTGGTTCGCGAAGCTGTCCGCCGTCCGGGCCGCGTCGCCCTGGGCGTCCTTCGTGGCCCCCATGATGATCGCCAGCCGCGCCAGCACCTTCTCCTGCTGCGTCACCTCCTCGGCGCTCTTCTTGATCCCCATGTTCAGGAGCTGCTGCTTGATCGTCGTCTCATTGATGACGATGCCGTACTTGCGCACCGTCTCGTGATTGCCGACCAGCGCGCTCTGGAGGTCGCGGATCGTGTCGGCGTCGGCCGTGTTGTTGAAGCTCGCGAGGTCATACGCGAGCTGCGTGAGCTGCTGCGACAGCTCGCGGGCCTCCTTGCGGGCGAACCCGAACGGTACGAACGTGTTCTGCAAGGTCGCCATGAAGTCCAGCGTGGTGAGCTTCGCCCGGTTGATCGACTTGCTGGTTTGCTCCGCCCACGCCTCGGCGGCGGCGGCCTGGTCCTTGAACACCGCCCGGAACTTGCTGATCGTCTCCTCGTAGTCGCTGGCGACCTTCACGGCCGCGCCCATGCCGCCGCCCACCCCGAGCAGCATGAACTGCGCCGTGGCGGACACGGCCTTGAGCTGGGCCTGCAAGCCGGTGAGCGCCCCCTTGGTCCGGGCCATCGCCGCCCGGAACTTGCTGTCCCGCATCAGCAGGTCAATCGCGACGTATGCAGCCATCAGCCACCTTTGCCGTGCGACGCGAGCCACGCCCGCGCTTCTGTCAGCGTCTCAAAACGCATCAGCCGGCGCCCGGTGCGCGGGTCGGTGTGGCAACCCGTCTCCGGCGCGCCGGCTGGCGCCGTTCCACTCGCTGCTTCGTCCGTGTCCAGCAGCTTGAGCTGCTGGAGCGGCGTCAGCTCGGCCACGACGGCCGGCGAGAAGCCGTACAGCCGGGCCAGTGCCCGGTACAGCCGGCCCCGGTCTACCGGCGCCGCTTCCGCGTCCGGGTCGTCGGGCGGCGCGGCGCTGTTGGGCTGTGGGCCTCGACCTGGGCGGTGAGCGCGTCCATCGCCGCCTGCATCGCGTCCGGGTCGGCCAGCAGGTCCAGCACGTCCGCCTCGGTCAGCTCGGGGTGGTTCCGCCGCAGGCACAGCCAGATCGTCTTGCCCCGGCCGGGCAGGCTGTTCATGCGCTCCAGCCCCTCGGCGGACGTGTACGTAATCAGGTGCGCCCGGTCGAACGCCCGGTCGAGCTGCCGCTGCCGCTCGGCCGGCTCCAGGTCCGCCGCGCCAGCCTTCACGGTCGCGAGGTAGTCCTGGCGCAGCCACGCCTCCAGCTCGCCGTAGTCGGCGTCGCGCAGCGGGCTGAGCCGGTACGTCTTGCCGCGCAGCGTGAAGTCAATCGGGGCCGCGGTCGCCTGTGCCGTCGTGAACTCCATCGGTCCTCCTGGCTACGCCTCCGGCCAGATCGTCACCGGGGTAGCGGACGGGTCTTTCACCACGCCCTGCGTCGGCGTCGTGCCGACTCGCGTGTACGGGACAAACGCGGCGTTGATCGTCCCGCCCACGAGCGCACCGCCCTCGATGTCCACGTCCAGGCCCGAGTGCTCGCCGAAGATCATCCACTTGAGCTGCCAGTAGTGCGTCGCGTCGATGTAGAGCCGCAGCTCCTTGATCGCGTTCACGTCCGGGAAGTCGGCGAAGTCGTCGGTCAGCACCGTGAAATTGCACTCGATGTCCAGACCGCCCTCGGCCCGGTTCTTCCAGCCCGCGGTGGTCGTCGTCGCGAACGCCTGGTTGTCCTTCGACAGCCGCAGCGTGATCGTCCGCAGCTCGGCGAACTCGGCCTCCTTCTCCGGCGTCTCCGCGACGCTCCAGATTTCGACCTTGCAGCCCTTCGACGTGAGCGGGTCCGGGATCGTCGCATCGGCCGGCACGTTGACCGTGCCATACGTCAGCGGGCCGTTGCCGCCGAACTGGACGGTGTGCGCGATCGGCGCGCCCGTCTCGACGTTCCAGACGATCTCGACGCTCTCGATCATCACGTCGCCGGACACGCCCACGGCACTGGCGCCCTCCCCGCTGATCGCCCCGTTGAACGTGACCTCATCGCCGGGGAGCACGGCCGGGATCGCCCCATAGGCTTGATACTGCCCAGACCAGTCCTCCGTGCCGCCGATCCTGCCCCGCGCGCCCTTGGTCGCGGAGCAGCCAAACGTCTGCAATTCCGACGTGTGATTGATGCCCCACTGCCGACAGCAGCTAATGGCGGTGCTGTCCTTGGCGATGTGGCCCGCTTTCCCAGTGATGACAGGCATCGCTGACCTCCAGCTATAAACTCGCCGTGCGGAAGAACATCTCCACGTCCACGTACCACAGGGCGAACCATTCCATAGTACCCCGCTCGTCCTCGCCGTCTTTGTGCCGCACCTCGTCAGCCGACGTGATCGCGAGCTTGACCACAAACGGCTGGCCGCCGAGCTTCAGGTTGCGATGCGACGACAGCCATTTCGCCAGCCCGCAGTAGATCGCCCACTTGAGCGGCAGGAACGCCGCCAGCCGCAGCGTGCCCATCGACACGGACACCGCGAAGCGCTGGATCACGGAGCTGCTGGAACTCGTGTTCACCGGCGTCGGCAGGCCGCCGGCCAGCTCGATCATCACCTCGGGGTAGTCGGCGTCGCTCGTGATCTCCTTGACCGGGTTCGCGGCCGTGCCGTCGAACCGGATGCGGTTGCCGGGCTTCACGAGTGTTGCGAAGGACGTATTGGCTTCGAGCAAGTCCCACAGCCAGTCGTACACCTGCGAGAACGGGTCGATGTCCGCCATGGCTACCTCCCCAACCGCGGCGCACCGCGCCAGCGCTGCGCCGCCGCCCGCCGGGCGAACCACGGCGGGGGGAACGCCTTACCCTGGTCATCGTCGCGCGGCCGGATCGTCAGGCTGTGCCGCCACGCCGTGCGCGGGAAGTACAGCGCGTACACGTCGCCGTCCGGCAGGGCCGCGTCCGCGGTGTACTGGTTCGACGTGTGCGGCGGGTCCGGCTCGGCGACATACGCACCCGCCGGCGGCTCGCAGTAGTTCAGCCCCGGCACCTCGTCGTCGTGCTGGTTCGCGAGCGTTTCGTCCAGCCACCACTCGGCCCCCTCGGCGTCCATCGCCGCCGCGGGGAACACGCCCACCACCACGCGCGGCGTCTCCGCGTTGCCGTCGTCGTCCACGAGCGTCACCACGCCGTCCGCCGCGGTCAGCTTGTGGAGGAGCTGGCGCTCGTTGAAGCTCGGCAGCAGGTCGATGTTCGCCACGTTCACGTAGGTCTGCCGCACCTGAATCTCGAACGTCTCATCGTCCCATTCCAGCCGCAGCCGGCCCTGGAGGTGCAGGTGCTTGATGATCCCCAGCCCGGCGCCGGTATTCCCGCCCGCCGTCACGCGCGTCACCGTCACCGTCCCGGTGAGGTTCGACGTGTCCGCCACGATCAGCGGCCACGACTTGCGCGCCCAGGCCCCGCGGTAGTACGTGACGACAAGCCCATGCTCGTCGCTCATGCTGCTGCCGCTTTGCTGCGTCGTGTAGCCGGTCAGCCCGGACGCGGCCATCGCCGCGGTCACGGTGCTCAGCGCGGCATCGTAGGCGAACGGCCCGATGGTCACGGGCTCGCCATCAGGTCCGGTGAACGTCAGGCTGTACGTGCCCGCGGTCGCGTTGACCCGGACCTGCTGCGTCTCGTTCATCAGGGCGCCGTAGCCCTCCGCCGGCCCGTAGAAGTCGGTGGTGGCATCGACGAACGTGGCCCCCGTCTCTGGCGGGCAGCACCAATACTCGACGCCGCCGATGTACCCGGACCCCATCGTGTGATCGTGCCCGTGCAGGACCACCACGGAGCCGGGAGCACACTTGGCCCGCAGCAGGTTGTGCAGCCCCAACTCCTCGGCGTTGAAGCGGCCCGGCCGGCGCGTCCGCCCGCGGCGGTAGCCCGTGTCCTCGCCCCGCAGGCACGAGTGCATCAGGATCACGGTCCACTTGGCATCCGACGCGGCGAGCAGCGCGTCCAGCCACGCCCGCTGGGCCGCGCCGAGCGAGAACACCGCCTCGCCGGTCGTGCCCGGCACGCTGGTGTAGCTATACACATCCAGCGCGACGAACAGCGCCGCGCCCCAGCGGAAGGCATACCACGTCTGCCGCGGCGTCGCGTTCTCGCCCAAAGCGTCCACGCAGTACGTGTTCCGGTACGTCTGGTCGTAGCTCCCGCCCAGCGGCGGCACCCAGTCGGGGTTGTCGGCGACGGCGCCCTGGTTCTCGCCGCCCTCCGGGTACGTCTGGTGCGTCGGGTTCGGGAACGTCCGCTTCAGCGCGATCAGCGCCTGCTTCTGCTGCGCCTTCCCGCCGTTGTTCTGGTAGTTCCCGCTGATCGGCTCGTGGTTCCCCTGCACCGCGTACTGCCCGCCGCAGGCGAGCGCGAGGTGGTGCATGCGCATGGTGCGGGCGCACTGGAGGATCATGTTCGGCGCGACATCGTTCGTTCCGTTGGCGAGTCCGCCGGCATCGTGGTACTGCCAGTCGCCCAGGTTCACCACGAAGTCGGGCGGATCGGCGTCGATGAACAGGTCGCGCTGGTTCAGCCAGCTCACGAGGTTCAGCCACAACGCCGGCGTGCCCGCCAGGTCCAGCCCGCAGCCCTGCCCTACGGACTCGGCCGGCGTGCCATACGCCTGCGCGCCCGTGTGCGGGTCGCTGATGATGTCCGCCCGGCAGCGTCCGCTGCTGCGCTGCGTGACGAGGTAGCCCATCTCCCACGGGATCGGATACCAGTTGGTCCCGTCCGGCGTCCACTCGTGGACGTGCCAGTAGCGCGTGCCCGCCGTCAGCCCGCTCGCCGTCGTCACGAGCTGGCGGCCGGAATAGCTCGTCGCCCCGGCCACGGCGGCGTCCGTGGGCGTCGCCGCCCACACCGCGTAGCGGTCGGTCGCCACGCGGGAGCGGAGCGCGAGGTTCGCGCTCGACAGCGTGCCGCTGCCCGTGGTCACGAGGAACTGCGCGCTCGTCCCGGTGACGCGCCCGGCAATCGCGCGGCTATTCAGCAGGTGCGTCGCCTCGTCCGGGTGCGGCCGGAACGCGAGGCCCGGATCGCACAGGTAGTCCTCCAGCTCGCGGCGCGACAGCCGCCGGTCGAAGAACAGCGCACACCGCACGCCCAGGTCGCCGGCGCTGCCGCCCGCGACGCCGCCGTTGATCGTGAGCTTGCGGGTCGCCTCGACCTTCCACCCGCCGGTGCAGGCCGCGGCGCTCTGCCGGTACGTCCCGTCCGTGGCGGCCCACTGGTCGAGGTACGCGACCAGCCCGCCGTCCGGCCCCCACTCGACTGCCAGGACGTGCCAGTTCCCATCCAGTATCCCGGTGAACGTGAGCAGGTACGTAGTGCCCGCAACGCGAAGCTGGATATTCAGATCATTGCTGAGGGCGGCGCGCGCAATGCCGAATGCGCCGTCATACGTGGCTGTGGAGCGGCCCGTTCCCAGCACATTCGTTACGGCCGTGTTGTTTGGCGCGAAGTCCTTGAAGCAGCAGATGAACGTGCCGCGCGGCACGACCACATCGGCCACTGCCGGCGCCAGCAGCGTCACGACGGCGGTGCCGTTCGTATACAGGTCCATGTAGTTCCCGCCGGCGTCGCTGGTGAACACTCCGCCCGTCACGGTCGCGTCGCCCGCGAACCCGGTCCAGCCGTTCCCGTGGGCCTGCGCGACGCCCAGGTTCACGCCGTCCGCCACGAACGGGTAGCCGGCGATCAGCCGCTCGGCGCCGTGGGCCAGCAGGTTCAGCGCCGGCGTCGTGTGGAACTTGTACGGTGCGACGGCCATCAGGCTACTCCCGTCTCACGGGCGATCTTCTGCAACGCGCGCTCGGTGTCCTGCGCCATCAGCGCCACCGTGCGCAGGCTCGGATCGACCAGGAGCGTGCGCTTCGGCGGGCGGCCATTCCGGCCGCCGTAGTGGTGAATCGCGGCGACCTGCCCGACCGTGAGCTGGCCCTTCGGGTGCGCCGCCGGCCCACCGAACCCGACCCGCTCGCCGTAGGGGATGTCCTCCTGGAGCTGGCCCGGGCGCCCGCTGAACTGCGGTTGCAGCGCCATATACAGCGTGCCGATGTCGCGCAGGATGCTCACGGTCCCCTTGGCGACCGTGCGGATCGTGCCGCCGACCTTCACCGTCCGGCCCTTGCCCTTGCGGCGCCGCCGGATGGTGGAGGCGGCCAGCGGTTTCCAGTCGCCGCCGCCCTTGCTGAAACGGTCGAACCGCTCCTGCATCTCGGAGCGGTAGCGCAGGCCCCACTGCCGCATCGCGGTGCGCATGTGGCCGGCGCCGGTCGTGCCGGACACCCGGATGATCTCCTGCTCGTACCGCCACAGCGGCGTCAGGTTGACCTCTACTCCGTCGTCCGCCACATCTCACTCCCAGGGAGGCTCGGTCAGCGCGTTCGGGTCCACGTACTCGTCCGCCGCGACCACCGGAATCTCCGTCGTCACGCGCTCCAGGTCGAGGCGCAGCCGCCCGTCGAGGATCATCGTCAGCCGCTGCTCGGCCTCGGCCTTGGCCGCGGCCAGCTTGTGCAGCGGGCGGCCCTGCGCGTCCTGCTGGTCCGTGCCGCGGGCCTCGTACAGCCACACGCCCGCCAGGGCGACCGCGATCTCGCGGATCGTGCGCGGCAGCGTCTCCGCGTCGAACGGCACGGCGTAGGGTCCGCCCCGCAGCCGGTCGTCGATCTGCGCATCGGCCGCGGCAATCGCATCTTCGATGCGCGCCGTGATCTCGCCGGTATTGCCGTTGTTGTTCAGGTCGGCCCAGGCGGTCACGTTGGTCGTCCCGAACCGGGCCTCGATCTGGGCGCGCGTGGAGTACGACATCACTGCTCCTTGAACACGCCCTTGGGGTGCGGGTGCCGTTCCTCGCACCGGACCTCGATCCGGGACAGGCGGGCGGTGATGGCCTTGAACTGTGCCTCGCCGTCCTCCAGCCGGGCGAGTACGCGCTTCAGCTCGGCGGTGGTGCTGCGCAGCTCGTCGAGGGCCTGGGTCCGCTCTTGCGACATCCCCCAAATCATTTTCGCGAGCCACAGGAACGCGGCACAGACCATGCCGATTCCGGTCAGCATCACGCCGATGTCGGCCGTGTCCAGCATGGCGAGCGCTGTCCCGGTCCCGAACAGCCCCGTGACCGTCCCCAGGAACCGCGCCGCCGGACCGTATGCGAGCAACCGCTCCACTGCTTCCTCCTGAAAACCAGGGCCAGCCGCCACGCGGACGACTGGCCCGTGAGGGTGGGTAAGGTGGTCCGCGTGTGCTAGTTGCTCGTGAGGCCCTTGACCAGCACCTTCGGCCGCAGGCAGAGCGGCAGCGGGTTCGACTGCGTGTGCAGCTTGATCCCGCGGTCGAACTGGAGCCGCTCCTGCTTGGCGTACAGGGGCTGCCCGACCGTGTTCACCGTTTCCACGAAGTCCGCCGGCGCGAAGTGCTGGACGTACAGGCCCGGCACGCCGACCGGGAAGAAGCGGGCGCCGGTGTCACTGATGAACACGCGGTCGCCGATACTGCCGCGCCACTCCTCGAAGATCACGCCCGCGAACTCCCAGCCATCCCGCGCGTCCTTCCGCAGCATCGACCCCTCCTGATACCACTGGTACGCCGTCTTGCAGTACGCATGGCTCGTCAGGCTGTCGAAGAAGGTCTTGCCGCAGAGCGCGTGGATGTGGTCGTAGGGCAGGTTGCCCAGGCTGGCCTCGATGGAGCGCTTGACCGCGATGCACTTGGCCTTGATGTCGGTCGTGTCGGTGCCGAGCACAAAGTCCACTTCCTGCTCGGTGATCCCGAACTCGTCGAACAGGTCGTACAGCTCGGTCCCGTCCGCGTCGAGAATCTTGCCGTTCAGGGCGCCGGCCAGCAGGTGCTCCCACGTCACCTCGTGGCTGGCGCGCATCTCGGAGAGGTGCTCGTTCACGACGGCCGCCACGGCGTCGGTGCTGTCCTCGCTCCCGAACGAGCGGACGCCGAGCAGATCGTCGGCCAGGATTTCGTCCTCCAGCGGGAGGTGGATGCACTCGAACGAGCGCACCCGGCGCTTCCCGCTGCGGTGCAGGTTCGCCGGTCCGCCGCGCCGCACGCTCGGAATGAGCGCCAGCACGCCGTCCTTCTCCTCAATCGCGATCTTCGGGGTCGTCACGCCCTTCGTGGCGAACAGCCCCATCCCGCTGATGCGCCCCGGCTTGTACGGCAGCGCCTGGATGGCGGCGGTGAGTGCCCGCACCCCGAAGGCGTCGGTATTGAACACGTCCAACATGGGCTTCTCTCCTGTGTCCGCGCCGCCTACGGCGTGCGCACTTCATTCCATCCGGCGTCAGCCGGCTACGACAATCCCACTTCCCGCTCGGTCGGCAGCGCCACCGCGATGATGCCCAGCTCCGCGAGCGCCAGGTCCACGGTGGTCGGGTCGCCGTCCCCATACGTCAGGTTGTCCTTGACCACCACCGCGTCGCGCACCAGCGCGACGATGTTCGCGCTCTCGCCGCTGCCAGTCGTCACCGCCTCCAGGGCGATGCAGGCGGCGTCGCCGCCCTTCCCGACACCCCTCGTGGTCCGCGTGACGCTGATGCTCGTCATGCCCGTCAGGCCGTCCGGGATCACCTCCACGGGGTCATAGGGCGTGCCCGACATGCCGGTGCCGCTAAACGTGATCGTGAAGCTGGCAACCGTGCCGGCCACGACGGCCTTGCTGGAACCCAGCGCGGCATCCACGGCCGTCTGGATGTTCGCCTCGCTCGCGTTGTACGCGATCACGGGCGTCTGCTTGCGGTTGCCCAGCGCGTTGATGAACGCGAGCGAGAACCCGCCGGCCGACAGCGTGCCGGCAATCGCGATAGTCTGCACCTCGTTCACCGCGTCGCGGAGGGCGTACTTGCTGCCGCCCGAGTCGCGCAGCACCTGGCCGACCACGATGGTCTGCGAGGCGCCCACGGTCACGACCTGCCGGCTGTAGCGCTCGTCGCGCTCCCACTGGATGATGTCGCCGATGTTCTTGCCTTCGGTCAAAACGGCCATTGCTTCTCTCCATGCGGGCCAGGCCCGCTACGCGGTTCTACTTGCCGTACTGCGCCTTGTGCTGCTCCGCCCGTCGCTTCGCTTCGCGCACGACGGCCGGCTCGTCGGTGCTGTCGTTCCCCTTGGAGAGCGCCACGCTCGTCTGCGGCCCCGACTTCTCGCCCGTCTTGATCGGCGTGTTGTCACTCAGCGCCGCCACGATGGCGTCGATGGCACTGCCGTCATCGCCGCGCGACAGGGCGACGGCGAGCTTCTCGTTGTCCTTGCCCAACAGCGCGGCGGCCAGCTTGTCGCGGGCGGCCGGCGTGAGGCGGCTGGCGGCCACGAGGCCGTCCAGCTTGAGCCGCGCGTTGTCCGCGGCGAGCTTGACCATCAGCGGGTCCGCCTTGCGGCTGGCCGCGACCTTGAGCTGCTCGGCCTCGGTCTTGGCCTCGGTGACTTCCGCCTCCTTGGCCTTCAGCTCCTCGGCGGCCTTGTCGCGCGCCGCGATCAGCTCCTGGATGCCCTCCTCCAGCAGCTTCTCGGCGTTCTCCTCGGTCAGCTCGGCCGCGAGCTTCAAGGTCTTGGCGAGCTTCTTTGCCAGCTCCAGCTTCGTCATGCGACTCTCCTTGCTTGCGGCGAGCGGGATGAACTCGCCCAGGCCCGGCACCACCGGATCGGTGCAGAGCGCGACATGCTCAATGGGTCGGGTGTACTTGTTGCCCTTCCCGTCCGTGAACTCGATGGGCACGAAGATCGACACGTCCGAGCGCTGCGCCGCGGCGATTCCGTCGTCGCCCACCATGCGCAGGACGCCTACCAGCGTGTCGTCCTCGACGAACAGCTCCTCGACGTACCCCCGGTTCGCGTCGGCGTTCCCGGCGTTCTTGTGCCCGTTGGGCACCGGGATGCGGACGCCGTTGGCCTTCATGCGCTCGAACTGCTCGACGAAGTGCGTCAGCGTCTGCGGCGTGACCTCGAACTCGATCCCGTCCTCAGCCTTCACGTAGTGGCCGGTGCGGATCAGCTCCTTGCGGAACCGCCGCTCAACGCGGCCGTCCGCTTTCGTCTGTGGGCCGGCGGCCAGCCAGAGCGTGCCGAGCCTGGGCGTCAGAATGGAGCCGAGTCGATCCATGCCCCATAGTACGCGGCTCGGGTGAAAGTCAACTGGCCGTCATACCCCCCTCGAATTGGGAAGACGTAACACGCCGAGCGCCAATCGTTCCATCGTTCCATCGTTCCGGGAACGATGGAGCGATGGGGGCTTGGCGGGTTACTTATGGTAGCGTGCGGCCAGCGGGCGGGAGTTCGTGGAGCGGAACCGGATCGGGACGGGAGCCGAGCAACGCGAGCAGCTCGCGGCACGCGGTCGGAATGTCACCTGTTGTCGGGGGCATGGGCGCCTATCTGCGGGCTCTGTCCGGGCGGCACGCACGCGGCGGTTGCTTGGCGCAAAATTGGCGACACCCCGGACCGGGGCCAGCCGGTGTGTACCGGCCGCATACTGTCGTGCGGGCCAAGACTAGAGTTGGCACCACAGTCCAGAGCGCATTCTTGCATGATCCTGTCATGACCTCAGTATGCGCGGTTAGAGCCCCGTGGTGCGTTTGTGGGTACCCGAGATGCGTCCCGGCACCGTTGCATTGAGCAGCGGCGCAGGATGCCCCCGGGAATCGGTGTCCTGAAAGGCGAACGCCCGGTCAGTGGCGCCAGCCTCGCTCCCGGCGTTCAGATCAGCACGCCCGGATTGAACCGGAACCCGGGGTCCGCCCCCGGCTTGACTGGCTTGCCGTTGATCTCGACCTCCTCCGGCGGCATGACGACCGAGCGCTGCTCGTACAGCGGGATCGCCTGACAGCGGCAGGCCCACCCGTTCGGCGGGTAATTCTCCTGCCAGAACGGGTCGGTCTTGGGCAGCGTCACGCCTTCCAGTGCGATGTGGCTGTCCCGCACGCGGTCGTCGCCCACCGTCACGTACTTGTAGCCCCACAGGATTTCCTGCGACTCGGGCGACTGCTCGACCTGCACCTTGCCGGCCGCGTAGGCCATGGCGCTGTGCGTGCGGTAGACGCTCTCCAGCAGGTAGGCGTTCCCGGGGACGATGCCCGCGGCCTCGAACGCGCCCCGCAGCTCCTTCACGCCGTCGCGGACGTGCAGCCCCTCCTGAGTGATCCGCAGCATCGTCTTTGCGAGCTTCTTCTCGACCGCGGCCTTCGCGGTCCGGCTCACGCGCAGCGCCTGCGTCTGGAGCTTCTTCTCCAGCTCCTTCACGGCGGCGTCGGTGAGCGCGGTGCGATGCTTGAGCGCCTCGACCGCGTTCCGGTACGTGTCGCTGATCGGCATGGCGAGCGACAGCGCGACCGGCAGCAGCTTGTGTCCCCGCTCGATCCCGGTGAGCGCCGCGACCAGCATCGCGGACGCCAGCAGCGGCGCCATGTCATCCAGCACGTCCCCCGCGGCCGCGACCGGATCATCCCCGCGGCGATAGGCGCGCAAGGCGGCGAGCATAGCCCGCCAGCCGATCTGCTGGGCGGCGGCCACGCCTAGCTCGGTCGTCGCAGTGAAGTCCAGCGCGAGCTGCCGCGCGAGGCGGCGTTCGGCGGCGGTGACGCGCGCGACGGCCACGGATCACCGCTCGGCGGCCGCCAGCACGTTCGACACTGTGCGGGCCAGCTTGTCGGTCGGGTCCATGCCGGGCACCTCGGGCAGTACCCGCAGTTGCGTCGGCGTCACCTCGGCCGACTTCGGCACACCCAGCGTGTCCTTGAGTGCGTCGCGGTCAATCGTCATGAACTCCTCGATGAACCCGTTGTGGTTCTCCAGCAGCTTGCGGTAAATCTCCCGCAGCCACTGCTGCGCGTCATCGGCCAGGGGCGACGCCTCCAGCCGCACCTTCCCGCGCATCTCCTCGCCCCAGTTGAGCGCCAGGAGCTGGTCCAGCACGTACCAGTTCACCATGCGCGTGACGTGGCGATGCTCCAGGTCGCGCTGCGTCACCGCGGCGTCAGCATGCACGCCGGCCTCGGCCTTCGTGCCGAACTGGCCCTCCAGCAGCGAGCGCTCGGGCAGCAGCAGCCCGCGCACCATCAGCTTGTCCAGATAGTTCAGCCGCTCGATGAACGACGGCTGGCGCGGGCTGTCGTCCGAGAGCATGGTGATTTCCCAGCTCTTGTCGGGCGTCTGCGCATTGAGCTGGTCCAGGTACTTCGCGACCTTGCGTGGCACCGAGATCGCCCCGCTCGTCTCCAGCGACTTGAGGATGCGGTCGGCGAGCACGCCGTTATCCACCAGCTCGCCGGTCACGCCGTCCACGCTGCTCTGCTCGGGCGGGTAGTACACGACCCAGTGCGAGCCGGCCAGCTTGCGGTCGTAGCGGGCCGCGCCGTCGTTCGCATCCATCCAGGTGTTGTATGTCGGCCGGATGTTCTCCAGCAGGCTCGCCCCGTACCAGTTCGTGCCCTCCACACGGAACGGCACGTTGAACGCATACTCGGCCGGGATCACAACGGGGCTGCCCTCGGCAGGCGTCTGCTTGAACCCGTCGAACGCGCCGGTCGCCTTGACGATCAGCACCTCGGTCAGGTCCACCAGTAGCGGCTTGAGCTTCCACAGGCCGATCCGCCCGTCGCGCGTCAGGTAAAACACCTTCTCGAACGGCGCCCACCCGTAGTCGATCCCGCACTCCATCGCGGTCTGCATCAGCGGCTCGCGCAGCCCGATAAGCTGGTCTTGCACGAACTTGACCACCTCATCGTCCACGTCGTCGTCCGCCTCGACCGACCACTCGGCGGCCACGACGGGCGCGACGGACATCGCCCGCGCCAGCGCAATCGTCGGGTGCTTGCGGATCGTGCGGTACGTCGTGTACGTGGCGGGCAGCGATTTCGCCAGCTCGCGGAACCCGCTGATCCGGCCGATGATCTGCGGCCCGGTGGCCTCGTTGGCGACCGTGGCGACCGGGGTGGCGGGGGCGTCGGACAAGGACACGTCTCGGGTGCGCCGTGTGCGTTTTGGCATCTCTCACCTCATCTGTCGAATAGTAACCAGCGGGGTCGCCTGCTCCAGTTCGACCCGGATCGGGAACAGCCGGTGGACCGCGTACCCCAGCGCGTCCGTGATGTGGCCGAGGTCGGTGCCGGGCGGGTCCGCCGGCTCGCGCGTGCCGGGCTTGTAGTAGCGGTTCTCCAGGTCCGCGATCAGGTTCACGCAGCTCGGGTCGATGAACATGCGCCGCTCACCCTGGGCATTCAGCAGCATCGCGTTGCACGCGGCGAAGCGGTCCGCAATCGGCGGGTTCGCCGGCGGGTAGTGGACCGTGCGGCCCAGCCGCTTGAACCGCTCGTCGTTCAGAATCTGCGCGTAGTCGGTGGCCGCGGCGGCGGTCTTGCGGGCGGCGCCGGTGGCGTCGCCGTAGAACTCGAATCCGCCCTGGTGGTCGCGGTAGAGCTGGTACAGCGCGTCCAGCGCCGCCTGCGTGTTCGCGTCCCGCAGGAACAGCTCCTTGAGCCATTCGATCCGGTTCGGGTAGCGGTGGCCGATCACCCAGCACAGCGGGTCCACGTTGAAGTCGCTGCCCACGATCAGCGGCTGGTCGCGGTGGTAGCTGACCGGCCGGACGTTGTACTGCCGGTCGAACGTGTAGAACACGCCGCCGCCGGCCGATTGCCACGTCGCCTCGCACTGCTCCAGAAAGTCCTTCGGGTCGAGCGTCCGCCGCATCATCTCGATCACGTCGGGCGGCAGGATGTCCCGGCTCGGCCAGCTATACCCGGCCCGCTCAGGGTAGTTGCCCGTCAGCGCCTCCTCGTGGAACTTGCGGAACTCGGCCGCCCCGATGCCCTGGCGCTTGGGCACGCCGATCCGCCACACCCACCCGTGGCGGTGCATCATGGCCGGCATGACGATGCGCCCGAAGATGCCGGGCGCGATGTCGCTCGACTCGTCGATCACCCCGCCGTCCCACTGGAACCCTTCGATGTCGCCGCGCTTCTTGTCGTTCAGGCCCACGATCACGATGCGGCTGCCGAACTTCGTCAGGATCGTGTGCCGCTGCGGCTTCGGGTCGGGCTTGAACTCGGGCGGGATCAGCGCGAGGAGCTGCTCCCAGCCCAGCTCCATCGCGTGCTTGAGCGTCGGCCCGGCATAGAAGAACCGCGGGTCCGACCAGGGCCGCCGCACGGGCAGCATACGGATCAGTCGCCGACGCGCCAGCTCGGTCTTGCCGCTGCCGCGTCCCGCCGGCACGGTCACGAAGCGCGCCCGCGTGTACCACAGCGCCCGCTGCACCGCGTGGTAGCGGAGCTTCGTCCACGGCCGGGGCAGGGCGACGGCGCTACTCATCGGGCGCTCCAATCGTCTCGTCCATCGCGTCCGCGATCTCCGCCGGCGACCGGACGACCTTGCCGGCCATCCCGTCGTCCTCGGGCGTGATCTCGCGCTTCAGGCTGAACTCGCCCGGCCGGCGCCGCTCCAGCCACCACGCCGCGGCCTGCCAGTTGTCTTTCGCCTTGGTCAGCACGACGGATACGCAGTACTTCTCCGCCTCGGCCTCGCTTTTTTGTATGCGCTCCAGTAGCTCCAGTAGCCGGCGCTGCCGGGGCGTGCGTTCCTGCGGCCTTGGAGCGGTCCCGGCCTCGATGGCGGCTTTCAGATCGCGGGCCTCGCGGAGCCAGAAGAAGAACGTCGAGAGGGGCGTGTTCGTGAGCGCACACGCAGCCCGGAGCGTGTTGCCGCCGGACACGTTCTTGGCGATGGCTTCGATCAGCCGCTTACTGAGCTGGGTCGAGCCGCGGGTCGCCATCCGTGTCGCTCGCTTTCAGCGCCTCCTGCACGATCTCGCACATGCGGTGGACCGCCGCGGCGACGTTGCGGACGTTCTCCTTCTGCCGCACCGCGTTCAGGGCCTGCTTGAACGTGTCGAAGGCGGGCAGGGGTGCCACGTCGGTGCCGCTCGAATTGGGCGTGAGCAGGTTAATCACGGCGTCGTAGTCGGCGCGCTGGTGGGGGAGAAAGACCAGATTGACCACCTCGAAATCGAACTGGGCGAGCACCTCGTCCACGCCCACCTGCTTGACATCGGCCTCCAGCTCGGCGTCGGTGACGCCGGACTCGATGCGCTCCGTCAGATCCTCGATCTCGCGGTACAGCTCGGCCAGGAGCTGCGTGTTGTCGGTCCCGTTCAGCGCGTTGTGGGCGAGCTGCTTGGCCCGAATCTGCCCGGGTGTCAGCTCCTCCTCGAACACGAGCACATGGATCACCATGACGCCGGCGGTCCGGGCCGCCCGCACCCGGTGGTGCCCGCTGATGATGAGGAACTCCTCCACCCCGCCGGGCGTCACCCGGCGGCAGCACAGCGGCACGGACTCCAGCCGCTTGTGCTTCTTGATGTTCTGCGTCAGCCGGTCCATCTTCTCGGGCGACATCACCCGCGCGTTGCGGTCCTGCTCGCGCAGCACGTCCAGGTGGACCTTCCACAGCCCCAGGCCGTCGCCCAGGTCATAGACCCGCTCCTTGACCAGTTCAGCCATTCTCGGCCTCCTTCCCTGGGGCCGCCGCCCTGGCCGCCAGCTCGTCCAGATAGCGCTGCATCACGTCCGCGAACCCGCCGGGATGCCACTCGGTCACATAGAGCAGCTTGTAGAGGTCGCGCTTCCACTTCTCGCGCTTCTCCAGGCGGAGCAGCCCGTTGTTCAGCTTCACCTTGCGGTACTTGCTCAGGCACGCGGTCTTGAGGCCGACCATCTCGAACAGCCGGTTGCGCTTCATGCGCGACATCAGCCACTCGTACATGCCCTGGCACGTAATTGCCATCATCAGCAGCCGGTTGGCGTTCGGGTACTGCGTCAGCGGCGCGTTGAACCCGAACACCTCCATGATGTACCGATCCGCCCCGCGCACGACGTTGCCCCACACGAACCCGACGATGCCGAACACCCGCCCGTCCAGGAGCATCACGACGCACTGCTCCGCGTTCGTGTTGCCCAGCTTGTGGGCGAACAGGTCGCGGTAGTACAGGGCCGCGTCCTTGTCCACCTCCTTGAAGCTGATCCGCGTCGCCGGCGTCAGCCCCAGGTCGTGCCGCACGATCTCGTAGCCCGGCGGCTTCTTCGGCGCCGGCCGGTACTCCACGCGCGGCCGCAGGCCCGCCGCCACCAGCTCGTCCCGCCGCGTGCTGTACCAGTAGCTGAACTTGCCCTTCGCCAGCTCGCACGCGAACACGCAGTCGCGGCTGGGCAGCTCGGTCTGCGTGTAGATGCCCCACACGAACGGGGACGCCTTGAGCTTGCTCTGCTCGTACAGGCTGAGCAGCTCCTTCGGGTAATCGAACTCGGCGACGCCCGGCTCGTAGACCAGATCGGGCGCCGTCGTGAACATCTTGGTATACCCCTTCGGGTAGATCGGCGGGTCCATGACCACGAACGTCTGCGGGTCGTTCGCGTCCCGCACGATGTCCCGCAGGTCCGCCACCCGGTAGCCGATGCCGCTGTACCGCGCCACGTACTCGCGCAGCTTGCCGGCCATGCGCTCGCGGTGCCTGGCCGAGCGCTCGACCAGCTCGCGCGCGTACTGCTGGTCGAAGTACGTCGTGCCCTTGAACTGCTTGAGCTTGACCAGCCAGAGCAGGAACGCCGCCCGCTCGATGTCCGTCTCCAGCGTGCGGTACGGCTCCGCCCACTGGTCGGCGAGCGTCACCCCCAGCGTGGCGAGGGCCTGGCCCGAGTACAGGTGGCCGAGGATGCCGGAGAACACGCAGATGTCGCTGGCGTCGATGTTCTCCGCCTTGTAGCCCACCTCCAGGGCGACTTTCACAATGCCGAAAGTGCCCACGGCCGGGACCACCAGCCGCGGGCACTGTGGCAACATGCGTTCGAGGATCGCGCGCACGAACCGCCGATTGCCGGTCGGGCACGCGCCGAGGAAAATCTTGCCCGGCTGCTGCATCGCATTCTTCCACCCACCTTCCCACTCAACTGCGAGGGCTGGACTCGAACGCAGCATCTCCGGCCTGAGGGGCCGGTATCCTACCGATTAGACGACCTCGCACCGCTACGCCATGAACAGCATCTTCATCTGCCCTGGATGCCCGCCTCCTTCCCGCTTCCGCGCCGCCTGCACGTCCCAGTACTCGCCGCCGTACACGAGCTGGTCCGGGAACGACTGGGCGATGAACTCGGCCGCCACCAGCCGGTGGCACTGCCGCGGATCGTACTCCCAGCACATCAGCACGTCGCCGTGCTCGATGGTCGCGACCGCGCGTTGCAGCGTACCGTCGTCCAGCGCTTCCGCAAGCTGCCGCATGTACGCGGCCTTCCAGTCGCCGCCCGACTTGCTTGCCGCCCACACCGCCCGGTTCGGGTACAGACAGCCCAGGCTGCGGCCCGTGCCCTCCTGGCGCCAGCGCTCGCTCGGCCGGCAGGCGATGTTCACCGCCTGCGCCGGCAGCTCGTCACGCGATTGATGATACCCGGCCGTGTAGAATGTCCGTCGTTTCGCCGTCCGTTGTGCATTGTCCATATTCATACCATAGCACGCGAATCACACTGTGTCAAAAGAGAAAGGCGGGGTGAGCCGGCACCGCTGTCCGGCCCACCCGCTCACCACCCAACCCCCGGGTCACTCGCGGTCGAAGTCGGTCGTGTCGTCGGCCGGCGGAGTGGGCGTCCAGACGGCAAGCTCGCCCGAAGTCACCTGGTCGACGATGGCGTCGATCTCCACCTCGGAGAGATTGGTGTCCGGCAGCGACTCGAACTCCTTCTG